AAACCTGCACGTCATCTGATCAATACGCGAGCCGTTTGCACCAGCAGTGTAGACCAAAGCCATCGCAGTACCTGCTGCTTGCGTTCCATCGAAAGCCGTTGTGTTAGTCATCGCTGTCGATACGATGGCGTTAAGTGCGCCAACATTTTGAGTTTGAGCAAAAATTGGCGTTGATGTCACCGGCATGATTAAAAGCCTCCTAGATTATTTGCTAGGTAGATATTAGAACCGACACCTCCACCAGAGGGGGTCGCCGATGTCCACGCGGTCCCGTTTGATGTTAATACATTTCCGGTTGTACCCGGATCTGGGATCGCCAAAGCACTTGATGAACCGTAGATCGCTCGCTCAGCAGGGTAGGTAACAAATACATCTTTACTACCAGCACCCCAATTGATGGCTGCGCCACTCGCGCTACTCTCAAGAATGGTGTCCCGGCTGAGGGTCGTTCCAGAGGACGTATACGTCCCAATTCCAACTTCCCAGTCTGTCCCGTTCGTAACTGTGTAATACGTAGTATTACCGTTTCCAATAACTGAAAACGATTGATAACCTGTCGCCGCCCCTGCTAGGGTATATGTGCCCGTACCAACGGTTGTCGTTGTCTCTTTTACTCTATCTTTGACGACCAATGGCATCGTTTAACCTTACGCTGCGTCGAGCGAGAACGTGTAGGTCACGTTCAAGGTGTCGCCCGATACCACACTGCGGTCGCCCGGGGCTTGGAAGTCTGCTGCTGAGAACAGAGTTCCAGTCGTGCCACCCTTGGTGTTGTTCGAGATCAAAAACGCGCCGCCAATTGTAGCCGTGGCATTAATACTGAACGAGGCTGGAGATGCCGAGTTAGTAATCACCGAAGGGTCAGCCGTGGTTGCCGTACCGAACGTGCATGTGGGACGATTGGCATTACTGTAACCTGTCTCTTCGGTCCAGCCCGCATGGGATGATGCCGTGTCACCTGCTGCCGGGTTATTGGATGATGCCGCACCATAAAGACCGATGTACCATGCCGTGATCTGGGTGCCACTGGCGAAGTAAACCGAGTTCATCGACTGAAGCCCAACGTTCACCACAAGATTCTTGGACTCAGCTTCCCATTTCAGGTTGCCATCTTTGTCGAGGCACTGAATATGGAAGACACCACCACCACGGACTGATTCGGTGGGCTTGATATCACGAACGACCGCAGCAGCCACCTGATCGGTCGATTTTGCGTTTTCACGAGACATTTGTAACTCCTCTATCCGATTCGGATAACTGCATCAGTTGGATTGTTTGGCGGGAATTGGATCTGAAAGTTTCCGCTAGAAACAGTTTTGATCTCGCCAAACTCATAGACCGCAACCGCTCTGTTGGCCTTGCTGCTATTGTAAATTAGCGCCCCTCGGGCACTAAAGTTACCTGACACCCATGTCGTAGTGGAGAATGTCACAAATGCTATCCCTTGCGACAAACTAACTGTCGCCCCGGTCAATGTGTTTCCACCAGCCGTATAACCCGCGCCCGAGGATTCATTGGACGTTGTGTAAACGGTAGTTGCAGGCCCAAGTGTAGCTGAATTTGTATATAGTGCAATTTTGAATGTGTCTGTTAGGAAGTCATGAATTCCTTTTAGGAGCTCTTCCTTGAATGTGTTGCACATCCCGGGGGTCAGCATTATTTGACCTCCACGATCACCTGACCGTCTCTATAAGCATCCATGCGCTGTTTGCCATCACCCAACTGTTTCAACAGAATCATTGATTGGGTGTATAGGTTGTCGTACAGCTTGACCATGTCCGGCTCACCCTTGGTAAACCGAATGGCCTGAAGAAGGGTGCCATTTAAAAGCGCAGAATCAAAGTTGTCACTGAGCCATGTGTTGGTGGCCGTGACAATCGATTCCGGGTAGTAATAGTAATGAAGCTCTACCCAATACGCCTGATCCGGGGTGGGGCCCAAAATGAACGTAAGTTCATTGGATGCCGTGGTAGACGGACCAAAGATGGCGTAATGTTTTGGAACTCCGGTGCTGTTGGGGGCCGGGTATGCCTGCCGGATGAAGTTCACATCTTTGTTTAGCAGATATGAAAAAGTTCCGGTATCAAGATCACCACCCGTTACCCCGGTGACCACGGCCAATGAATACACGGACAGAAAATCCCCGGGTGCCGACAAATACTTATTATTTGCCGACAACTGGGCCTTCTGATTCTTACGCAGCGTGGCAAGCTGAACAGTGTTATAGATTAACTGTTCGGCCTGCTTGATCAGCGTATTAAGATCCCCGTCCGGGATGTTTACCTCAATGGTATCCCGGACAGCGGCCTTGAGCTCCGTGTAATTCACGCCATCGGTCCCCGAGACATGATGCCCTTAGTGGCTGCGCCACCTCCGCGCATCTTGATGCCGGTGGTTTTGGCGTCCGGGCTGTACCCGTTACGATTGATGTTACCTACCGACATCTCAACGCTCTTCGCGCCAGTGGGCTCTGCATCATAGCCATTGCCCAATTTGACTCCGGGCTTGCCATCCATAGTGTGGGGTTGGGCATAAACCTCAGCAGAACCCACTTCCTTGCCACCCATCTTCATGCTGAATCTAGGCATTTTAGCCTCCGCGTTTATAGGTGAACGAAGGAACTTGCTGATTGGCAACCTTCGCCATGTTCCGGCCCATTTGCCGCATTTGCAGATTGGTCTTGCCGCCCTTAGCTAGCTTGGTTAGCGGCTTGCCCGGGTGCATGGCCTTCTCATGCTTGTGAACTGCTTCTTTGATCTTCATGATTATTCCTAGCTGATGACGATAATCGGAACCCCAATTGCTCCGGTAAGCTGTTGGCCCAATAACGGAACGATTTGTGATCTGCTTTGTGGATACCCGGTAAAGTCTGGTCTGGGGTTTCTAATTGCCTGTGGATCTTCAACAGGAAAGTTACCTAGCTTGAGCTGCGGCTGACTGGGCTCCCAGCATGTAGGACACACCAACATATTGATTGGCGTGTTCTTAATGATGAGTTCTTTCAGTAACCCAAGTTTATACCTAAATCCACATCTATCACACTCGGATAGTGCGTTATCTCGTTTGGCAAACTTGTTACTCATGACCTCAGACCAAATACCCTAGGCACAAACCGCACAGACGCCTTTTCCCGGTCTTCGCCCGCAGCAAGATTGAACTGCTCGTCATAATCCTTTTTAAGGATTTCCAGCCTCTGAGCCAGAGATGGCGTCTTTAATGCAATTTGATATGCAAGACCCGCAGCTATTGCCGGTAAGAATCGAAATGGTGCGTCCGGGGTATTGACACCCGTACCTGCGTCTTGGATTCTGCGGAGGCGATAATAGGCGAGGGTGTATGTGGTCGATCCGTCAGGTACCGGCCAAAGAGTAAACCGGGGTTGATCCCTGAGACGCTCGACGAAGATCTGAATGGGTCGTCCTTGGGTAAGCTTGGTCGGAATGGACGAATACGTTGAAACGCTGATCCGAGAGATCGTAAGGTCCGACTGAAGCGTTGGATTGCCTGCATTAGTCCGGATGACATGCTCAATGATATCAATCGTGTCTGTTGGGAGATTGTAGGTTGCCACTCCCTGCGTTAGAACTTGAGTGCCAGATTCGAGAGTCCAAAGGTTAATCCCTCTGTTGGCAAACTCGATGGTCAGCAGATTCATAGACCGCGCTGCGGTCCGCAAATCATATCCTGACCGCATCTCCCGGCCAGCCCGCTCCCACGCCTCTTCAGCGAGCTCCGTGAAGTCCAGATTGAAGGCGGTAGTGCCGGAGGTTGCCATTATCGATACCTTGCGGTTTTACGAGCAATTGTCTTGGGCTGCTTCACAAACTGCTTCCCGGCGGCTTTGCCTGCTCGTTTTGCTCGGGTGGTTGCGGCGTATTCTTGGGGGGAAAGAGCTTTGATCGCAGCTTCTGGAAGATATCTTTCACCCGTGTCAGAAGATCGTTTACCACTTTTGGTTCTCCATTTCTGATCGGTCCAGTCTTTCAAAGACTGTTGCGGGGCTTTCATTTATATCCGCCGCCATAATTTTTAAGATACATTGCAGCAGATTCTAGAACAGCAATGTTGTCACGGGCATGACCAAGCATATTATTGCAATGATTGCACAAAATGCCACGCACCTTGCCAGAACTATGGCAATGGTCAACGTCAAGTTTTCTGCCTGCCTCTTCTTCGCTAATGCCGCAAATCATGCAAGCATTATTGACCTCTTCACGGATTTTTTCCCATTGTTCATAAGTCAATCCATATCTGAGTTGAAGTTTTTCAGCTTTGCGATTTTTTGGTGTGCTGGGGCTTTCACGCCTGTAATTTTGATGACAAGGCCTGCAACGGCTGCTGACATATTTTTTGTCTGACCATTTATCGTAAAACTCGTAAAAATCATCAATTGATTTTTCCTGTTCACAAAATTTGCAGGTTTTTATCATTTGTATGACCCGCCCTTAGCTTTGTATTGCTTTGCCAAAAGCTGGGCCTTTCTCGCGGACCAATCCCCTGCCCCGGTACCCTGAACAGCCTGACCCTTGATCTTGTTGAACAAGGCTTTACGCATCCCGGGTTTGGTGTAGTTTCCCGCTTCGTTTACACGAGAAACCTGTCCGCCTTCTGCATACTCATAAAAAGCGGTGTCATCCCGGCGCTGTTTCCGCTTGGGTTTAGGCATCTTGTTGGGCGAGATTGCGCCCATGCCTCTAGACGCCATCATACGAACTTGCCTTTGGTCTTGCCGCGCTGGGCGCAACCATCTGCCCGTTTAGACGCCGAACTCACAGACCCACCTTCTTTCATGTAGGTCATGTTTTGATAGGCATCATAGTTACGGGCTGGCATCGGCACCTTATCAAGCTCTTCCTGCCCAAGCTTCATGTCATTGCGGGCCTGATACTTGTAGGTGGGGAGCAGGCGAGCAAGGAAGTCATCGCTGGCTTCGCTGCCCTCCCTAATCATTTTACGACCCCGGTTTAACCGGCGCTGCTCTCGTTCCGTGGGTTTGCGAAATGCATCCATTTAGTACACCTTGCAATTGGTTCGACCACGTTTAGCAATACCATCACCGCGCTTAGACGCCGAACTAACCATGCCGCCTTTTTTATACGGCTTAACTTGTTCTTGCGGAATTGTATACACCTCTGGCAACGGAGCTGGCCGAATCATCTCCGGCTCCGGCAACCTTTGCGTTTGCGGCATTGGTCCCGGCCCAATCATTCGGGTCTGCGGAGTTGAACCGTCCGCAGGCATCGTTCGCCCTTGCGGCATCGAACCCGTTTTTAAATTTGGATCAATGGTTGGCAGGGGCGGTACATAAGAAAAACTCTGATTAGGACCAAACTTTTGTCTTTGTTGTTCCAACAACAGTCGAGCAATTCCCGGTGATGGATGCGTAGGAATTGTTTTAGTAACTGGCTTTGGCTGAACAACTTGATTGCTTGCTGGTTTGCTTTGCCCCGCTGGCCGATTAGAAACAACCCTGCTCACCAATTGGCTAAATGATTTTTTCATTTAATACACCGTACATTTAGTTCTGCCGCGTTTAGCAATACCATCCGCACGGGCAGACACTGAACCACCCTGTGCGTACTTCTTGGTTTTGCCACCTTTTTTGAATCCCATGCCTTCGCCAGCCATCCGGATTTCATCAAAATCCTGAGGAGGCGGTGGTTCTCGTTTGGGCGGAGCAGGAGGAGCTTCTCGTTTGGGAGGGGCAGAACGAGGCGATACCCGCGCAGGAGCCTCACCTTCCATCCGCTCAATGTCTTCGCCACGCCGCCGAGAAGTGGTGTCCTGCATCCGCTTCCGCACATCCTTCGCAGCTTCCCGGCCTTTCTTAATCGTCTCTTTTGACGATTGGAATGCCTTAGCTGCTTTGGCGATGCCCGGAGCGATTGCGGTCATAATGTTTTGAATGTCTCCTGCCCCACCTTGGGTCAGAGCATTCTTAACGCGACTTCCAAATGACTGTTGCCCTGTTTCCGTGGGCGTCATGTCTGGAACATCTGCATATCGCCGAGGCGGAGCGCCTTCCGTCATGGGACGGCGGCGCATCATCCGCTGTGCTTCTTCATCATCAAATACGCCCGCAGTCAACGGTTGCCGACGCAGCATCCTCTGCGCCTCTTCTGCATCCGCACCGCCTGCTCGCCTGCCTCGGTCCACATATTCATCAGTTTCTTGCGCCCGGGCAGCGGCTCCGCGACTTTTCTCAATAACATCTTTCATCGGCGGGCTAATCGCCTGTCGCGCACGATCCCGAGCTTGAGCGGCTTGAATGACTCCGGCCAAAGGATCTTCGCCGCGCACCTTACGCACGAAGTCTTTTTGGGATTCAGTTTCTTCCGTGCCCGAGCCTGCCATGGAGGCGTATTTCAACGCCCGAGCGCGGACATCGTCGCTGATGCCGCCCTGCTGGAACTTGCGCCGTTTCATTTAGCACGCTCCGCCTTTACGCATCACAATTTGTTTGGCCTTGGTCTTGCCTTGCCGGGCAACCCCATCAGCCGCCTTATGCCCTGACGACAATCCGCCGCTGGCATATCCGCCCCGCTTCATGCCTTTGGCTTCCGCCATTTCATGTTTGATCATGGACTTCGGAGCGCCTTT